ATGACCGCTATGAGTTTGTTCAATCCAAGCTTGTTGAGTTTATCGATTTTGCTAAGGAACCGTTAAAGAACACGGAGTGGATGAACACCGACTCCCCGTTTTGTTTCCTAGCAGCCTGCTTTGAACTCAAGAAGATCATGGAGTGGATTGTAGCTGGTAATCAGATGAATGATTTCGTTAGCCATATCCCGCTGTATATTGATGGGTTAGCCTAATTTGGCCCATCTAAAACCACGTGAATTCGGTGGACACCCTATCAGGGCAATACCGAGCCAAGTTAAATCGGGCGTAACGACTAGAACGGAAGTTCGTACACTACAAGCAAATGGTAGTGGAAGCGCGTGGGAGCACTGAAGTGCTTAAGAGATAGTCTAATCTATATAGTAATATATAGCAGCAATTAACTAATTTGGAGAAAATGAAACACATAATTTACTACACAGAGAACTTACTAGACGGCAGTGTCTATGTTGGAATACACTCCTCAAGAGATCCGGCTAACGATTCATACCTAGGTTCTGGCGTTTTGCTTAAGGAACAAATCAGCGAGCTGGGGGTAAGCAACTTTAGGAAGTATTTAGTTGCGGAATTTAGTAGCAGAGAGGAGGCGGCTTGTAACGAACCGAGATACATTGCTATTGCTAAGATGTTGTTTGGTAGTAAGTTGCTGAATTTGCATGAGGGTGGCCTTGGAGGATTTGAGTACTTGAATGGTATACAAATACAGAAGACCACAAAGTTTAAAGAATCGCAGAGGATAGCTGGAAAGCGTCAGTGGCATAATAAGTCAGAGAAGATGTCGCCATCGCTGTGGGTAAGCTACAGCTATGAGCAGCACTCTAAACTAATGTCGAGCTTCAATCCCGCCTCTGTCCGAGTAGTAGCGTTTAGCCCTAGCGGAGAAATCACAGTGTACGAGTCAGTGATAGATTGCGTAAGGCAGCTGGGCGTAGGGCGGTCAAGGCTACTACAATACTTAAATGGTAACGGACCAACAAATCATGCAAACAGCAAGTGGAGTAATTGGAAATTTATTAGAGAAAGCGATCCACAACTTGCGAATGTGGGTGAATGAATGCAAATAACGGCGTGCAGCATCTAGTGGCAATGTCCAGGGATGAGGTCATCGCCCCGCTAGTTAACATCCTACCATTGGACAAGCCTGGTGATGTGTACATGTACATCGCTAAGCACACCTGGGATAAGCTCGCTGAGATGGAGAGCAAGGTACCGGATAAGTCAATCTTTGATTCGGTATTCGAGACTGGTAGATCCTTGCAGAAGGCCTACTCGGATGCTCCGTTGGGTAGCGAGGAGAAGGCGATAGCCTACCAGAAAGCTGCCGAGTGGAGAAATGCTAACAGGGATGTTCGTCTGCAGATGTTCTCTGTGTACTGGATGAGGATAACCAGCGCCAAGGACCAGAGAAAGATATGTAAGCGTAACGTTATGACGTTAGGGTACGGTGGTACGAAATATGGTTTCGGTCAGCAGGTCATTGAAGATTCTAGAGATATGTCCGAGTATCTCCGTGACAAGGAGCATCTATGGGGGGCTATGCTAGGGGCTCTAGTATTTGACACATGCTATGAGAAACTACGTGGACCTGCCAACATGCTACAGATGTTCCAGAGCTTAGCTGCTAGGGTAAATGAGACGGGTAAGTACCTTAGCTGGAACTCGCCAATCACTAATTTCCCGGTAGTTCAAGCATATAGGAAGCCAGTCACTAAGCGAACTAAGCTTCGTTATGGTGAGGAGGAACTGAAGGTGCAGGTGGAGTGCTGGGAGGAGGCTTCACTCAATGAGGCTTCATCTAAGACAGGCGCCTCACCCAATATTGTTCACAGCTTTGATGCAGCGCACTTAGCTACTGTGGTTGATTCTGCGGATTTTACTGTGTCTGTTATCCATGATTCCTTCGGTAGTCATGCCGGTAATATGCATAAGTTATTTCCGCTAGTCAGACAGAAGTTTGTTGAATTGTACCAATCCGATCCACTTGAGGGCTTGCTCTCACAGCTGGATTCACTTGATCTAATGCCCGAGAGGGGCAAATTGGATGTAACACGAATTATGGAGTCTGATTATGCATTCTGCTAAACCTTACCTACAGCCGGGGTGCTTCAGGAAGGACCAGGGATTGAAGCTGGTGGGGGCTCACGGATTTCTCATTGGGGACTTCGTGTGTAAGGACAACAAGGTATCTTGGGTAGCCGATGCAGATGACCTGTGGTATGAGATGGCTACCGCTGGAAAGTTTACATCATCTGGATTTCAGTGGTCTGATACCGACACTTACTTCCGACCGACCACTTTCGATGGGTTGAGGCTGTCTAGGTATGAAGTTCATCGTCTATACCTAAAGCTTACTACCAGCACTATCCAGTTCGAGATGGCTGCAAAGCTAATGCGCATAGGGAAGCGTAAGTTTCTTGAGGTAGTACCCAGATGGGTTGGATATACGGATGCTATCCTCGCAGCTGGCATTAGCGGTCCGGCTAGCCCACCCGGCCCACCGGGATGACCCAGGCCATGGCCCCGGCCAACGGCTCGCGCTAGGTACCGTTCTGGCCCACCCCGTGACCCCGTGGGCGGCAACCCTCGGCACCGGGCAACCACCGGGGAGGGACGCTGGCGCACCAGGGGACGCTAAAGAACAACCCGGCGCGAGAGTGCTTATGGGGTCACTGATGGTGATTAGTTCTCTGAGACTTTTGTAGACAGTGGTGACTGAGGGGTAACGTCACTGTTGAGATTAGTCATCCTTTTATCGAAAGCTAAAGGGGATCAGGGGTAATCTAATTTATCATTAAATGAGTTATTAAAGAAATCTTTTTAATTGGTATTCTTTAGCTTGTTATTTTTAATTGTAATCATTATAATTAAGAAACAAATAGAAGTACTAATGTTGTTTATTTATCAAGGAATTATCATATGGCAATGTTGAAGAATGTCTCCCTGTTCTGGGTTAAGCTGGATCCTAAGCGTCCAGAAGCAGCTTTTGGTGATGGCGGCCCTAAGTGGCAAGTGCAAATCCGTACCTATGACAAGGCACAACGGGATGAGTGGCATGCACTGAACATCAAGACAAAACCACAGGAAGATGATGGCAAGATTGTTTATGTTGGTCATCTTCGTAAACCCACCCACAAGAAAGATGGTGAAGCCAATGCTCCGGTAAAAGTTGTGAATGGCCAGTTGGAGGATATCGATCCTAACACTATTGGTAATGGTTCAGTGGCTAACTGCCGAATCTACCAGTACGACTATGAAGTCAAGAAAAAGGAAGGTGCTGGCTCCCTTAAGGGTGTAGCTACTATGCTGATGGCTGTTCAAGTCACCAAGCTGAAAGTGTATGAACAGAAACCTCGGGATGACGACTTTGATCCTACCGAGACAGAGATTGTGAAACCAGATGCTGAACAAGCAAATGGCGTGATGGACGACTTCTGATCGTTCAATACTGAAGAATAGAATACGGGAGCTCCACTAGAGAGTTCCCTATTTTATCAAATAAATATGATTACAACATTTGTGACTAGGCTGCTTAAGCCTAGATGGTTCTATGATGAATTCCAGATAATCGAGGATCTACGAAAAGGCGGAATGACCGAGCACATGTGTATGATCTACTACCATAGCGAGGGCAGTGGGATCTACCAGTTAGGACAACTCATCCGGAACAGATACGGGTTGTGGCATACTAACCCGCTAACGAAGACCTGGCGTGATGGTGCTAAGAGGTTAGTGTATGGGGTCGACTACACTGCCAACCATCCGGATAACCTCTCCATCAGAATTGCTAGATACCTCCTAGACAAACGATAAACCAATAAGCGATCTTAGCTCAGCGGTAAGAGCAGGGGACTCATAATCCCTTGGTCATTGGTTCAAATCCAATAGATCGCACCAACAAGGGTAATATCATGATAGTACTAGAGAACCTATTTAAGCCGCGTACCTACTTAATTGAGTTCCGGGATATGACTACGCGCAAGGTAACAACTCGCAACTCTCTGGTAGAGTTGTACGCAGCTTACCCGAACGCGGCTACGATAAACGAGATTTAGAGTTATGGAAAACATCAGAAAAATTGATTTCTACAAATTGTGCTTTGCTAACGATAGCGGAGTCCCATACCAGCTAGTTACTGACACGCAGAGAGAAATGGCCAAGCGTAATGAGTACCTAAGAGTTTACAGTGGGGAGATTGGGCTCAGCCGAATGTGGGCATACATGACACTAGAGAGCATCGACACCAGCCGCATACTAGATGTAGTCAGGGGATCTGGGTATGCGGGGCTAGCTGATATGCTCGCTGCAAAAATAGGTCTACCAAAACCATACTGGCTTGACGATTTTGTGGAGATTGCAGTTAAGTTGGCGGTAGCTGTGACTCCACACCCAATCAGTATCTCTAGTAGCACCACAGGTGGATCGCTAACCTTCCCGTCTCGGGAGATGTATTCTGCATACGAGAAGGAGAGCCAGCAACTACTAGAGAAGTACAAGCAAAAGATTGAGGCTGAGCATGGTATATGGGCTAGCAACCAGGGTAAGTTTGTTCCTACCATCAACGATCTCAACCGGATGGACCGTCGGTGATCTTCATCGGTGACAGATACGGGGACTTAGCAGTACTATCCTGCGAGGGTGATCGGTTATACAGACTAAAATGCCGATGCGGTAAGGTGAAGATAGCCGGTATTGCTTCGCTGCCCACACTAACCGACTGTGGGTGCGGTATAGCGGCTAACTCAACCAAGCTCCGCGTTGTAGGTATTCGTAAGGGCGAGGAAGAACTTGCATTCCTAGAAGAGGCTGTCGGTATAAAGCCGTATAGATCACCTACATCAAGCGAGTGGATGAATATGTGGCGCATAGTACGCAAGTATGGTGATGACAGCAAGATAGACCCTACCTGGGTTCACCTCAGTAAGTTCGTTAGGGATATGGGAAAGAGACCTGATGGTTTGGTCCTAGGTAGAAACAATCCGCATTTACCATACAACAAGTTGAATTGCCGCTGGATGTCTTCAGACGAGCGCAAGTTCCGCAGACTACAATGCATGCCGATGGTTGTGCTCGGTGATAGGGTAGTGCGATCCTACACTGAGATGAAGGACGCTCTAAACATTAGCCATGGTAAGGATATGCTCTTCACTGTTAACCGCTTCGGTAGGGATAGAGTACTGAATTACCGAGCGATCATAGTCGAATTCGAGGATGTTCTGCCTATGAATGAGGCTGGCGAGATACTTCTCAGGGAAGATTTCTGGGATACGTTTACACCGATACCTAAACCGTACATGGCGCCAGATGGAACAATCACACAATAGGGATCTATGATAATGTGGATATATGATAATGGAGATCTATGGATGAAATAGAATCTGCAGCAAAGAGGCATCTTAATGCACAACACGTCAATCATGACAGAATGATATTTCGAGGACACCTGTACTATGTATGGCGTGTCCTATTTAATCCAATTCAATACTTTTATTCGAGAGTACCTCAAAATGAACAAAACATCTATCGCAAAAACTAAAGCCGCAGCCGCTACACACTCAGTCAACTCACTAGACAGCATGGCCAAGGAGCTGATCTGTAATTTGCAGACAACAGTTGATGCTCACAAGAAGGCTATTGCTAAGCAGCAGGCCGTCATTGAGAATGCATCTGCAATCATTCGTGAGAATGAGATCGAGCTTGAAAAGGCAGTCAAGCTGGCTAAGCAACTGGACGCACGCCTGGTATGAGTGATATCATTGAACGGTTTAAGCAAGCGGCCTCCGAGGAAGACGAATCGGTGAAGCTGATTCAGGAGGGCGCATGGGAGCAGGACTACAAGGATCAAGTCAAGACAGACGTATTTGAGTTCGAGGGACGATACTTTGAGCATATCCAATCACGAAGAGGATCCTACTTCACTGACTGGTACTACGGGGAATCCTGGATTGCGGAGGTGAATCCCGTTACCACGTTCTGCCGTAAGACGGTGTACCTAGCCTGTAATCCGAAACCGGGAAGAATAAAGTTGTACGCCGCTGGCCCAATGGAGGGTTTGTCTATCCAGGAAATGTCGGGCTGGCGCTCAGCACTGAAATCCGGTGTATCCGCCTCAGTAGATATTCTAGACCCAGTCAGACGTGTGCCGTTCCATGCTACACCATCAGGTGAATTCTGTAATGATGAGTACGCAAAGATCGTCTACGATGCGGATATTGAGGATATTGATAACTCCCAAATATGCCTGTTCAACCTACGTAGGAATGCAGGTCGTGGTGTAGGTACCCACATGGAGCTGATGTATGCTTGGATGACCGGCAAGCGATGCATCATATGGACAGACAAGGGGGACTTTAGGCATCCATTCTACACTTGCATGCATCATGTGTGGGTGTACAGCCTAGAGGAAGCTATTGAAGCAATTAACAAGGAAGCACATGCCCTACATTCGTAAAGAGATGCGAGACTCAATCGACAATGGACACGATCCAATCAATAGCGGCGAGCTGAACTACCTGATCACTCGAAACCTAGACGCGTATATTGCAAAGCACGGTCTGACATACGATACGCTCAACTCCATTGTTGGCGTATTGGAGTGTGCAAAGATGGAGCTTTACCGCAGAGTTGCTGCGCCATATGAGGACTCTAAGCTGCGTGATAACGGGGATGTGTACACAGCGAAAGGTGCAACACAGGTAGCGCCACCAGTAGTACCGCCAGTAGTACCAGCTGAGAAACTGATGGATATACGAGCCTACGACAACGGGTTGTTCATTGATCGACATTTCGAGGTGGACTATACTTCGTCAGAGGGTAGGTACGAAGTCAGCAGGCATAATAGGTTGTACGCCGCATTCTGTGATTATATGCATTGTTTGCGTAGTGGTAAGGCTCCGGTGCTACGTATGATCAGTGATGGAGGGATCATCCAAGCATCCTCCCCCAAACGAGTCATAGCGCTACTGCAGTCTATCGGTGTGAAAGCACCAGATGAAATTTTGGCTTGCGTCTAGTATTTGATATTGAGACCGATGGTTTATTAGTAGCACTCACTAAGGTGTGGATGGTGGAACTTACCGATATTGACACCGGTTCCACCTACTCGTTTTGTACGGATAACGTAGAGAATGGGTCACGCCCTACTGAGGAAGCTCTAAAGTTCATCGATGATAATGCAACAGAAATTATCGGCCACTTCATTGTTGGCTTTGACTTACAGGCTCTAAAGAAAGTATATGGTTGGCGGCCTGCTAAACATATCAAGGTAAAAGATACCATGGTAATGTCGCAGGTACTAGACTATAAGAGATTCCCTAATGGTAGACACAACCTGGATACCTGGGGTGAGCACTTCGGTATAAAGAAACCGGAGCATGAGGACTGGCTTAACTATTCGCCAGAGATGCTACACCGCTGCAGGGAAGACGTTAAGATTAACGTTAAGGTTTATAGACAGCTAGCTAAGGAGCTTGCGGCTCTAGCGGCTAGGAAGCCACTAATCCTACCCTCGTTGCGATTTGAGCATGATGTGCTACACTTTGTAACTGAGGCTGGTGTCAAGGGCTGGCGATTCGATGCAGATGGCGCCAGGGAAATCCTAACCAAAATTGATCATGACATGCTAGAGATAGAATGCATGATCGAGCCTATGCTTAGGGTAGCTGTTAAGCGGTTAGATAACGAGCCGAAGGAACCTAAGTGGACTAAGCTGGGTGCCTACTACGCTAGTACAGCTAGCTATTTTGGTATCAATCCACTAGATGGCAGGATGGAAATCCCACCTATCTGTGGGCCGTATAACCGTATTGAGTTTGTTAAGCCGGACATGGGATCAATCGATAGTCTCAAGGAGTTACTTGATTCCCTCGGATGGGTTCCCGATGACTGGAACTGGAAGAAGATAGGTAACGAATTCATTAAGGGTACCCCTAAGCTAACCACAAGTTCGCTTGAGCCACTTGGTGAAGTTGGTATGATGGTTGATAAGTACTACACTCTAAGAAGCCGAAAGGGATTGCTAGAGGGCTGGCTTAACAACATGCGTGGAGACAGGGTACACGGTGATTGCTTCACCATTGCCACACCGACTGGCCGCGCACGTCATGCTATGATTGTCAACGTACCTAGCGTTGGCACTACGTATGGCGCTGAGATTCGCAAACTCTGGATTGCCTCCGAGGGCTACACTATCATTGGTGCTGACTCAAGCGGTAACCAGATGCGTGCGTTCTGCCATTACCTAAAGAATGATGAGTACACACGTGAAGTGATTAGTGGTGATGTGCATACTGCTAACCAGAACGTGCTTATGGAGGTGGTACCTACCGTAACTCGCAAACTTGCTAAGCCTTTCTTGTATGCTTTCCTATTTGGAGGTGGTGCAGAGAAGCTTGGCTTGATTGTTACTGGTAAGCGTGACTCCAAGATAGGTAAGAAGTGCAAGGATATCTTCATCGAGAAGATTATTGGGTTAAAGACTCTGATCGACAAGATCACAAAGGTATATAATGCAACAGAGGAACAGCCTGGTGGAGCCTACATACCCGCACTCGATGGTAGAAAGATTTATGTCGATTCTAAACATAAGGCTTTAAACTATCTGCTGCAGAGCTGCGAGGGTGTTACCTGCAAGGCTGCTACTGCAATGTGCATGCGCAAGCTTGAGGAAGCCTGCATACCTTACAACCCACTGATTTTCTATCATGATGAGATCGAGTTTGAGGTTCCGGATGAGTTCGCCGAGGAAGCTAGGATTATTGCCAAGGAGTCCTTCCGAGATGCCCCGAAGATTTTTGGTGTAGAAATTATGGATGGGGAGGCTAAGATTGGAAAATCCTGGTATGATGTTCACTGATAACTTTACTGATAAAGAAATTAGGTACAACAAGCTATTCATGAGATTGGCTTGGGAGGTAGCATCAATATCACACGCTAACAAGCGCAAGGTTGGGGCTATAGCGGTTAGGGATGGCAGCATTATTGACTTTGGTTTTAATGGTATGCCGACTGGTTTCAACAACTGTTGTGAGGATAAACATGGGGAGACATTACCGAATGTAATCCATGCCGAAGACAACTTAATTAGGAAGTGTAAGAATAATGGAAAATCTCTAGAAGGGTCCACTGTATTCATTACGAAGGAGCCGTGTGTTAGATGTGGTAGATTACTAGTTGTAGAAGGTGTATGTAGGGTGTTTTATGACGTTTGTAGCAATAGTAGCAGGCCTGGTTATTTCCGTTCTAATCTTGGTTATCTGACTGGCCACCAGCTGTCAGTTGAGCCAACACAGCGCACCCCCTTGGCGAACCCACCAGGGGACGCTAAAGAACAAAAGGGCGGCGAGGAACCGGGCCAAAAACCCGAACCCCAGAACCCAGGCAGCGCACCAGAAAAGGGAGCTTGCGCACCAGGGGACGCTAAAGAACAAGGCTACGAATTCCCGCAGGACATCCTGTGGGCGTACCTTCCACCACCACCATCTAGGATACTGAATGCTAGCACTTGTTGACGGCGACGTCTTTATCCACCAAGCTGCTTGGGGTAAGACTAGCCAGAAAGCGGCTGAGGGGCACCTCCGTGCTCTGATACAGCAAACTCTGGAAGCTACATTCGCCACGGAATGTCTAATAGGCGCAGGTACTGATTACAATTTCCGAAAAGACTTCTTTGAATTCTACAAGAGAAGTAATAGTAGGGAAGCTTCGAGAGACCAGAAACAAGACTGGTTCTCGGACTTCAAGGGGTACATTCACACATTACCAGATGTGGTACCCGCTATCGGATATGAGACTGATGACTTAATCCGAATATGGGCTAGACAAGCCACCGAGAGTGGTGATCCTTTTGTCATATGCTCCATCGATAAGGATCTAGATTGTATTGAGGGCCTACACTTCAATAATAAGCACAATACGTTTTATACTATTGGCGCGAATTATGCCAACAGCTTTTACTGGCAGCAGATTCTTTCAGGTGACTCAGTGGATAACATCCCTGGCTTACCTCGCATAGGGCCAGTAAAGGCTGAGAAGATGCTGGAAGGACTCTCAACAAATGAGGAACGAAAACAACGTGTAATACAAGCGTACAAAGATGTCTATCAAGACAGCTGGAAAGAGTATCTACTTGCTAATGGTAGGCTGATACACATCTGGCGTTATATGAATGACCATTTCACTCTAGATTAATTGCAACATTAAACGCAAATCATTTCTCAATTTATTTATTCAAATCACATATCATGACAACTACTGAAAACACAAGCGAAGTCAATTCCACCGCATCTACAACTGAGACTACGGCGACTACTAAGGTAGTCACCAAGATCCCACGTGAGCAAGTTACTCAGGAGATGATCGCTAAGCGATTCTATGCTGATAGCGAGGGCTGGTTGTACCTCAATGAGGACACCAAGCTGGGCCGTAAGGGTGATTTCGCGGGTAGCATTCGTGCTGCCGATGGTTACTACTCAGTAGTGTTCGCTGGTGTAAACTACAGCGGTTCTATGCTCGTCCACTTCCTGCAAAACGGGACGTGGCCAGAGCGTAAGGTATCCGAAGCACCAGCTAAGAAGTCTGGACCACACGTACCACGTACTGTACCAGTCATTACAGAAGAACAACGAGAGGCAGCTAAGAAGTTGCTCGCAGAGAAGAAGGCCGCTTTGAAGGCCAAGAAAGAAGCTGCAAAGACTGCTACGGCAGAGCCAGCTAAACAAGAAACTCCAGTGGCCAGTACCACTAAGCAAGAAGACGCAGATTTTTGATAGATCTGCAATCTAAACACAATCATCAATAAAAACATCAAGGAATACATAAATGGAACAAACTAACGCTACCGTCGCTGCTGCCAAGACAAAGAACGTACTGAAGAAGGAAGATCTGACTCTTGCCTTGCTGCAAGAAGAGCTGCATCTCGATACAGAGACTGGCTACTTCTACGCCAAGAAAGACGGTATTCGCCACCGCACTGGTGACTGGGTTGGTCAGTTGAACGTTGCTACGGGTCTGTATAAGGTCCAGTTCCATGGCACCGTGTACAATGGCAAACAACTCGCTGGCTTCTACGCTACTGGCGTGTGGGATGAGTCCTTGGCTGGTCGTCGTGGTGCCCCAGGCTCTGTTACTCCCAAGGAGCCGAAAGTGCATGTACCTCGTGTTGTGCCCGTCATTACTGACGAACAACGCGAAGCAGCTAAGGTCGCCCTGGCTGCGAAGAAGGCCGCTTTGAAGGCCAAGAAAGAAGCTGCTAAGGCTGCAACGGTTGATGCCGCTGCTCAAGCCTAATTAGCTGAGGTATGACTGCTTTTGACAATGGTCACTGGCAGTTTCCTCAACAGCTTGACTTTCTTAAAGCTATTGGTTTTATCTACTTAGTAAGACACATCAAGACTGGTGAGTTTTATATTGGTAGAAAGAACTTCAGGAGCGATTCAAAAGCAACAAAGGGGAAACAGTTAGCCTGGAGAAACTACGTTAGCTCTTCTAAGCCATTGGTAGAGAAGATTAGCAAGATCGGTGTTGATAAGTTCGAGTTCTATGTGTTGGAACAATACTACACCAAGGGCGGTGTAGGTTGGGCTGAGACATGGAGTCAAGCTTTTGCAGCTACTCCGGTTAATCCCCTGTGTATGAATCGAATAATCGAAGGTCTGTGCTGGAAGTCCACTGAGGATATTTCAGAACGACATAGATCCCGAATTAGAGAGCTACTTAAGGGTTCGCGCCCGAGGTAGCTACCTCAATAGCAACTTAGCCATGTGATGAAAGTCATGTGGCTATTTTATCAAATTGGATAGTATGGGACGAATAGTCAAACGAAATCAACCATGTTTAGATGACAAATGTGGGAGTAGTGATGCTAGGCAAGTGTATGAAGATGGTGGTTCAACCTGCTTCAGCTGTGGTAAAAGTTTCCATGGCGAAGGGTCTCACGTGAGTACTGAGACAGAAGAAGAGTTTAAGGCAGTCGGTAAGCACGCTGACCTCTCCTCAATCCTGGAATATGATATCAGGGGTTTCCAAGAGAGGGGAATCACTAAGACGGTATCTGACTTTTATGGGGTTAGGGTGGAGTATAATGCAGCTAGGGAAATAGTAGCACATTATTACCCATATGGCCCAAAGGATATTACAGGCTACAAGGTTCGTAAGCTACCTAAGGTATTCTCGTTCATTGGTAAGATGAATGGATTGTTTGGCCAGAGAGTGTTCTCTCCTGGTGGTCGTAGATTAGTGATCACTGAAGGTGAGTTAGATGCTATGTCGGTGGCCCAAGCATGGCAGGACAAGCATAAGAGTATCTACCCTGTTGTTTCGCTAAGCAGCGCAACTGGTATTAAGGAGCTACTAAAGCAGCGCGAATGGATTAGATCATTTGAGCAAGTGGTTCTGTGGTTTGATAGTGATGACGCGGGTAGGCAGGCAGAGGCAGAAGCCGCTAAGATAGTAGGATACGATAAGGTTTATATTGTTCGCGCCCCAGAGAAGGATGCGAGTGATGTGCTTGTCAAGGCTGGTCCAAAAGACTCCAATCAGCTGCTCAAGTATATTTATGATGCTAAGAGATTCTCCCCCGCTGGTATCATCTCATCTGAAGATACTTGGAACGCATATAAGTCTGAGGCAGCAGCGGAATACATCCCCTGGGCTCCATTTATGGTTGAGCTTAACAACCTGATATATGGACGTAGGATGGGTTCGATCACAATGATCACCAGCGGCACTGGAATGGGTAAGACTTCCTGGATTAAGGAAGATCAGTACCATTTGTTGAAGACCACACCTGCTGATAACAAGATCGGGATACTCTCACTAGAGGAGTCCATACACGAGACTGTTATTAACCTAATGGCCATCGAGGCTAACAAGAGAATCCAGCTGCCTGATGTAGAGATGACCGACGAGGAAGAGCGCCACTACTGGACTGCAACGATGGCTTCAGGGAAATTCTTATTCCTGGATCATCAAGGCAGTGTTGAGGATAGCTCATTATTAGACAAGATAGAGTTCATGGCTCTGTCTGGCTGCAAATTTATTTATCTTGACCACATTACTATTGCTGTTAGCGAGAGTGATGAGGGTTCTATTAACTCCGCCATTGATAGCATGATGAGCGGATTATTGAAGTTAGTTAAGAAGCATAACATCTGGCTTGGTGTAGTGTCTCACCTACGAAAGACACAAAATAACCAGAAGTCTTTTGAGGAAGGCGCAATCCCATCCGATGACGATCTGAAAGGTTCTGGCTCGCTGAAGCAAGTACCTATGCAGATTCTAGCGATATCCCGTAACAAAATGGAGAAAGATCCAATTGCTAGACATACCTCTCGATTCTGGATTCTCAAGGATCGCTTCACTGGTCGCACTGGCCCCGCTGGTGCATATCGTTTCATGGAAGACACAGGTAGACTAATTCACTGTGGATTCGAGGAAGAATTTGATAGGGTAGCAGATGGTCTCTAAGGATATAATTGGAGTTGGTAAGGTATACCACTCAAACCTGTGGCCACTAATGTTTGCACAGGTATCAGACGCTATCTGGCACAAGCCTCTAGCTTATAGGGAAGGCGTCACTGTAGAGGCTATGCTCCGTAGATGGAACAAGGGTAGCCTTGAGTTTCGGGATTACCAGTACCCCGATTTCTGGAAAGAAATTGAAAATGGGCAAAGGTCGCTTGCAGAAATATCACTCGGGTATCCGATGCACAAAGGGAGGTTACTGAGCATACGCGCTAGTACTATCTCAAGAAACTACAGTTTGCTATGTGCAGTTCGGCTGGAAGACGGCCTAAAGGAAATTAACAAATGAAATTTGAATTATTCACGAGTGACCCCGATGGTGTTACATCAAGTTACTCGTACCCAGATTGGTGGGCCGCAAAGACAGCTTACGAGCAGTTTACTGGAGCAGGCTCACAGTGCCTACTGCTGGTGTCTTCCCCGGAGGTCGTTGACGGCATTTCACAGAAACTTTTAAACCTTAGCAAGAACGGAGCAGCTCATTGATTGACAGAGAAGTCTATTACAAGGATATTATCAGTAGATTCGAGGACGAGGATAAGCTAGTAGCCTTCCTTAATACACCAGAGATTCTTGCCAAGTTTAGCGACGAGGATCGTGAGTATCTCATTACTACATGGCTTACAGATAGTGGTTGGTTGGAGGTCAAGGAATGACTACCAATTACCATGGAATTGAGATTGACTTAAGTAGGGATAGCCTACTCACATCAGCCGCTATAGAAATGCTGATGGAGTTCTACTCTATGCCTGGAGAGACATCACCACAGCACATGTATGCACGCGCGGCATTGGCTTGGTCTACTTATCATGGAAACACAGACTATAGGCTAGCTAATCGGCTTTACGGCTATGCGTCTAGAAAATGGATGATGTTTGCTTCGCCTGTGCTCTCTAACGCACCAGCACCAGACGGTACCAAACGCGGGCTACCTATTAGCTGCTTCTTGTCATACGTCCCGGATACAGTTCCCGGAC